TTGTAAATCAAAGCGCCCCTAGCTGTCATAGCACTTGACCACGATATATCTGCAAACGAAACATAAGAGACACCATCTAACGCAGAAACAGAGGGAGTTAAAACCGAACCACCTGCCGTATAACCTGCAGCCACTACCTCGCCATCTGTTGTATATGTAGATGTTAGAGCATTTAAACTGGCGTTGTTAGTGTATAAAGCAATCTTGAACGTATCAGTATTAAAATCCGCATCCCCCGTAAAGAGAGCGGTCTTAAAGCTGTCGCAAGTGAAGTTTCCTTGAAATGGCATATTATTTAACTGCGTATCGTGGTTGCCCCGTGCGGTATGCATCGGTTCTTTGACGCCCGTCGCCGAGTTGTCTGAGTAAGGTCATTGCTTCATTGTACTTAGACTCGTAATTAGCCACTACGTCTGCTTCTTGTCTTTGGAAGATTGAGGCTTCACGCATAGCACCGTAGAATAGAACTGAGTCAAAGTTGTCACCCAACCAAGTTGTACCTGCAGTAACGATGGATTCAGGGTAGAAAAAGTAGTGTAGCTCCACTTCATATGATGCATTGGGAGTTGGGCCAAGTATAAGAGATAATTCATCCGTTAGCTCCGCAGGATCTGCATTGGTGGTTGTAGGACCGAATAGGGCGTAGTACTTAGGCAACCCTGTATCAGTTGGAGCTGGGTATGCTTGACGGATAAAGTTAACGTCTTTGTTTAGCAAGTACTCATACGAGCCATCAGGTGCAACAACTGCAATCGAATATACCGACAGAAAGTCAAGCGGTGTGGCTACATACTTATTATTAGTTGTTGTGACGCCTGTCACATTCTTGCGTAGATATGAAAGCTGAGTACTGTTATATATCTTCTGTTCGGCAGTCTTCACAAAATTAGGTATATTAGCCACGAACAGAGGTTCGTCCGACTCCGAATAATTTTGTATAGAAGCAGATAACTCAGCGTAATTCATTATGCCATCGGTCCTCGAGCCATTAAGCCCTTAGTCGCACAGCCTGTACCACGAATCTTAATGCCAGATGTCTTCACGTTGTCAGCACCGGGGTCACCCATAGAAACTCGAGGAGCTTGAGTGCCCTTCATGTCTTTAGCGCTTATTGTATTAGGGTCTACTTTCTTGGTAGTTTCCATTACTTGCTCCCTTGGTTCTTGACTCGAGCCAAACCGCCGCCCATTTGTTTCATCTGTTCTGAAGTAACACCACCCTTAGCCATTTTCTTAGCACCTTTATGCATACGGGCTTCATGACCTTTAACGGCTTTGTCAGCTACTTTCTTCATCTGTTGTTTCATTACAAACTCCTATGTGGTTGCAACCGTTACGGTGCCCAGCGTTAATGTTAAGTTTAGTGCATTTGGCGTTAAACTGCCATCCCTACTACCCCCTACTGGAGCCCAACCCCATTCAAAGATACGACTGCCGCCTGAAGGGTTACCATCTGAATCTAAGCCTGCAACAACATAACTATTATCTGGTCTGGGATTACGTACAGCCTGTGGATCTTGGATCGGGTACATACCTAACTGCAACTGTGGTTGGTCTTGTTCCCAGCATTCAGAACATACAAGTATATTTACCTGCTTGGTCTTAATAATTAAGCTTCTTAGCTTCTTTAACTTAAAACGAAACCCGCATCTGTCACACTCTGCAATCGCATGTTTACCAGAACTAAACTGACTAGACATGATATATCCTTATCAGTAAAACATCGAGCGGGGTACAAATCGGATAGGGGCGCGTTCTCGATCTTCATCCATAGCGAGTTGTAATTGTTCCATATAATCAGCTTTTAACGCAGGAATCCTAGCTGGGTTTACATCGTTAATCTTCATCGATAGGTAGTAAGACAGACCCGCAATCATGCAATTTAAGAACCTAAAGGGTATATCTAATGTGTTTGTGGCACCATTAACATTTTGTATACGACGTAAACGCCAATATACTAATGTATAACTTTCGCCTTGTGGTACAGGCCATACAGTTACTCTAGGGTTAGCAATACCAGTTGGTTCCGTTGCTCCTGATAGTCGCTGTATATAAATCTGAATCGGGCGGCCTGTCGCATTCTTATTAGGAATGGTTGAGTATGTTGGCTCTGATATGCGACTAATATTAATGTCTGTTTGATTGGCACCAGAACCTGTACGTACAACATGATCCAATAGATCAACAGTGTCAACCGGTAAATTGTATGTTGCTTGACCGTTAAGAAGCGCTATGGCGCCTTCTTCTACTGTCCATAGGTTGATGCCTCTATTAGCCATTTCGACCAACAGGAGGTTCATAGAGCGTCTGGCTGTGCGTAAATCATAACCCGTGCGTAGCTCTATACCGCAACGCTCGTAAGCCTCTTCTGCTATTTCAGAAAAGTCTAAGTTAAAGTTAGCGACGCCTGAAGTTGTCATACTATTTGACCACAATAAAGATGCGTAAAAACAATAGATGGATAGCAATCATGTTGACACCTTGAATCTTGGACGCCTCAATACCAACAGCCGCCCCATATATCCAATCAAACGAAACATAGACATTTTTCATTTTATCTTCCTTGCGGCGTTCATGTTGTCTATCAGGTTTGGGTAGGGTCTACCAGCAGACTTGGCTGAGGCTTTAGCTCTGGCCTTCTGTTTGTTACTTAAGTTCTTTGATGTCTTCTTTGGGTTGGGTTTCTCCCACACTTCACCGCCATTTGCATACATATCAAATGAAGCGCCGTCCTTGCGCTTGCCCTTTTTAGGCATCTTGCTAGGACTAATGTCACCCATACCACGCGAGCTCATCATACAAATCTACCCTTTGTCTTACCACGTTGAGCGCAACCATCGCCGCGTTTAGAAACGCTAGATACCTTGCCACCTTTTTTCATATTCATTTCAGACTTAGCTTGCTCTCTAGTCTTCAAACCAGAGGCAATTTCAGCTTCTAACTTTTTGATTCTTTCATTCTGTGATGGCGAACCTTCACCACTGATCATACCTAACAGGTTGTCACGTAACTCAGGCACGGCAGACCCTACACCGATAGACTTTAAGTTTTGCCCGGCCTGCTTTAAGATGTCCATTAGACCATCCGCCCTCTTGTTTTACCGCGTTGAGCGCATCCATCTGCACGTTTAGACGCGTTAATAGAGCCACCAGAGGCTTTCTTAACAGGCTTTGATGATACCTTATCCATTGCCTTTTTAATCGTCTCCATCATGCTTTTACGCGGCGCTTCATTCTCTTGAATCTGGCTCTTCTCATACGCCATACGCTCACGCTCTTGCTCACGATCCATTAAAGTGTTTTTAATGTCTTGTGGAACTTGATCCATATTCGTGTTTTTCATTACATCACCTTGCATTTTGTTTTGCCTTTTGTCTCAATGCCACCGCCTCTTGCCATTTTCTTATCTTTAGTCATGCCACCGCAAGCCATCTTAACCATCTTACCTTCGGTTTTGCCCTTCTTTTCAATGCCACCACCTTTAGCCATTTTCTTGGCTTCGCTCATCTCATGCTTGACCATAGACTTAGGAGCGCCCTTCTTCTTCATGAAGTCGATCTCTTTTTTAACCATTGCTTTTGATTCTTTCATTTGACCACCCTCTGATTTAGTGAACTCTTTACCCACCCGTTGTGGGACCCCTACTTGCTTTGCAAACTTAGGATTATGCGCTACCGCTTGCATAAACCGCTCTTGTTTTTGACTAGTTGCTGGCACGTTTGTTATCCATTAACCGGTCTAATTTCTCGTCTAGACGCTCTAACCTATCCAGAACCCTATTTATATCTGCATGAACTTCAGCTTTTGTAACATACTCTTTAGCAAGCTCTTCTCTTGTGCGATTAAGTAATATAGCAATACGCTGGAACTCAGCTTTAAATTCATCCATTTGTTTTGACCTAGCGGCTAATAGCCAACCAACAGTAGCCATAGCAATTGTTAAAACTCCGCTCCAGACAGCTTCAAAATTCATTTTTAACACTTCCATCGTTTAAGACTCGCAGCTTTGCGCGTAGGCTTACCCTTCTCGTCCTTCATAGGACCGGGCATACCGCTCATTCTGGCGCAAAATGATTTCTTTCTAGGACCACCCTCGGGCTGTGGGGCTTTAAGATTAGAACCCGT